GCAACCAAACTACCACCAAACCCTAATGCAGTTCCTTGGGATGAAGTTATTGCTTGACCAGTTAAAGATACATCTTCGTTTGGTGCAACCGCTGTTCCTTGTTGAACAGTAGATGATTGACCAGTTAAACCCATAACCTGATCTGCTGGTGTAATTACACCATTTGCACCAGTTACGGCTTGACCTGTTAAAGATACATTTGCATCTGCTGTTGTAGTTAATGAATCTACAGTTGCATTAAATGATAAACTTCCAAGTTCTACAGTTTTTGGAATTACTGGGGATATAGATCCAACTGATCCTGTAAAAGATATTCCAGTTGGAATAATAATATTTGTGCTGACTATACTAGTTGATCCTAATGAAGCTGAAAATGATACACCTGTTAATGAAACTGTTTCGTCAGCAAGATTTCCCCACTCACCATCATTCCATGCTTTTGCACCCCATCCAGTTGCAAGTAAAGCATCACGGTTCCAATAAGCTTGGCCCCAGGTGAATCGACCCCATCCTGAAGAAACCGACATAGTGGTCCTCCTATGCTAATCTTATGATAGCGTTCGTAGCGTCTGCTGTTGGAAATTGAATTGTGAAAGTTCCGTTCGTTGCAGTTTTGTCCCCACCGAAAGCAATTGCACAAACTGCATCTGTTGTACCTGATCCACCATCCGTTGTTGTGTTGTAGATCAAAGCAGCGTTCGCTGTAAACGTTGCTGAACTGTAAGTGACATCAGAAAAATCTGTAAACGCTGTCGTTGAAGATAAAGAAACGCCTTGATTTGTTAAAGTAGCTCCACCTGCTGTGTATGCAGTTCCAGAAGTATTAGTAATTTCTTCAGACGTTGAATAGTCTGTAGTTGAAGCCCCTAACGTAGCGTCGCTATCAAACAATGCAATTTTAAAAGTATGACCGCCTGATGATTCTTGTTTATACTTGTTTTCGTAAAGTGTCAACATATCTGCTGGGCCTTTTAAGAAGCCATAAGTCTCTGCTAGACAGCAGTATAATAAGCCATTTGGGAAGTTTAGACTGATGTAGTTTGTTGTATTATCAGATGCTAATGTGGCTGGCATCTTGTTATAATGAACTCTAAATTTGTAGTTTGTATTAGGGGTAGGGGCTAAAAAGATACGTCCAGAATTAGTATCGCTATCCCCTGTGGCATTACCAAACATGGCATAATACTTTGGTCTACCCTGTGCTGCAGAGGTTCCTGTAACAGGTTGATATTCTTGAAGGTATGTTACATCCTTCTTTTCTAACCAAACGTTAGTTCCTGTGAGCACGGATGAGGAATCATAGACCTGAATACCTCTTATAAACAAAGCACCTGCTGGACAGTTAATAGTTTCTTGACCGGGAACCAAGTTTCCAGACTGTTGTTTTCTATCTGCATCAATCGGAATGTCACGCATAATTCTATATTGCGCATTTAAAATAATATTTTCTAATTGATCCGTAGATAAAACATTTGAATCTACTTCTGTGTAATTTCTAATTTGTGTAACTAAAGTGGTATAACTAATTCCTGCCATTATGCTTGCTGAGTAACTGGTCCTGCGGTTACTGTCATTCCTCCTGCTTCTTCTGTTACCGTTGCATTTGATCCTGCACCAAACACATACGTATCTGTTGTTACACTACTTATACTAAATCCTGACGCATTTTCAAAGACTGTAAATGCTAGACCACCAGGGCTGCCATCAACATTTCTAAATCGAACTGTATCACCATTAGATCTACCGTGACTAGGTTCTTTTACTGTTACATTTGCAGATCCTGATGTTAAACTAAATGGGTTACCTGGTAATAAATTTGGTGTAGCTGGTTCTGTTCTGTCAGGTCTAGCTCTATTTAGACCTTGAGGGTCAGCTGATTTTGCTCGTGGCTGTAATTGTGGTTGTTTTTCTTCATACTCAGATATGTGTACAAAAGATCCATTCCATTCTCTGACCATTTCTGTGTATGGAAATTCTAATCCAGACCTATCTGATATTGCTTTTGCGTATTTCCCTGATGCAAATCTACCCATTAGCCGATCTCCGGAAAGTATGTTTTAGGTGTGATATGTGTGCTTGTAGATGAACCATCTTCAGTTAATGCTCTGTTAAATTCATCTTCATAGTATAATTTCATTTCTTGTGCTCTTTGTGGAGCATATTTTTGTGCTAAATAAAAAGATAAACCTGACACCATGCAAGGCACAAAACGATATGGAACATCAGTTGCATTTGTGTAATCTCCAACATCTTGTATTCTTTTTACAAAATAAAAATTTAATTTATTACCAGCCTCTGAACTACCTGGTGTTAAATACAAAGTAATTGTAATTTTATCTATAAACCTTTGTACAAAATATTGTGAAGGTGTACCTGTTGATGTTTTATTTGATAAAGCTTGATATGTAGATCTATTAATTTTTGTAAGAGGTGAATCAACATTTGAAGAGTTTCTGTAAACTGCTTCTAAAATATCATCAACTCCATAAATAGCTGTAGCATCAGAAGTGCCATCACCCGTTGATCTAAAGATTGTATAAACGGCTTGATTAGCAACAAGAGTGATATCGTTATTACCCACTTCCCAATAATGCAGACCTCTATTAGCCCATTCCTGAAACATTATGTTTAAAGAACGTCTAGCAGTTTTTAATTGGTATCCAGATACTCCTTGAAGCCCAATTCTTTCGTATGCATCTTCTATGATTTCATCAATAGAAAAATTTTTGTCAAATACGACTGTACCAGAGGTAGTGTTAGCCATTTACCCTCCTTAACCAGTATATCCGATAGTAACTGATGTTGTGTTAGTTAAATCTAAATATATACCAGTTCTACATCTTATACCGCTTCCAGGAACGTAGATATCTAATCCTTCAGTTCCGCAATTACCTTCGAATACTAAAGTTCCAGATGCACTTGTTCCATCGTAGATTTTAATATTGCTGTTCGCAACACCCTCAGCTTGAATATAAGTTATTCTAGCTGATGCTATATAAGCGTCTGTTGCGTCTGTTGCTCTACCAAATCTACCGTCAGAAGTTCTACAAGAAAACTGTTGGTCTGATGTTGCCATTTTTTATCTCCTATTTAAGTGTGGGCCCGAAGACCCACACTAATTACTTATTACGCGTCCGCGAATGGTGTTACTATTGTACCTGATCCAATCAATAAAGAATTGTGGACTAAGTATGTAGCTGTATCAATCGCTGTGAAAGATACCACACTACCGACGATTCCACCTTTTGTGGAACCATTCATAGTAATAACATCGTTAGTTGCGCCTGGAACGAAAGCTTTTTTCGCACCATCATCTACACCAATTAAGATTGCACCTTTGAATTTGTCAGTACCATCTGTTTTGATGTCTAAGTCAGTTGCAGCTGTTTCAATGTAAAAATGAAAAGATGCACCGATGTTGTTTAAGTTATTGAAGTCGTTGTCACCTGCAGTAGCACCGTTACTGTTTACGTTGATGCTTGGTAAAGTAAATTTACCATCAGCGTCATTGCAAAGTAAGATTTTACCTGCGTGTGTATCAACTGTCAAAGTCGTGTCAGCTGTTAAGCTAACAGACATACCAGGTCCTGTGTTTACGAAACCATTTTTCGATATCACCGGTCCTGAGAACGTTGTTTTTGCCATAATTATATCCTCCTAGTTTACAGATCGCAGTCTCTAGGCCGTCGACTATACGCGTCTACGATCTTTATAATTGTATAGTAATTTTGTTATATAGTAGATTTTTAAAGAGTGCAAGAGAGCCTGTGATGAATGTACGTATTTCAACGATGTAGCTTTTGTTTACGTAGCTACTGAAACGTCTGGTGCAGCTTCTTCTATTTGATTAAGCTTCTGAGCTTCTATAGCTTCAGCTTGCTTAATGTGACTGATGACTTGTCTAATTCTGTCATCAATTCTCACCATATCAAGAGTATATCTTTTCTCCTGATTATAGTGCTGCGACCACTCAAGTTCTAGACCTCTCTTCTTCGTGTAGAGTTCCTGAACGTGTGTCATTTATAACCTCCTCGTAGGTTAACCACATTTTAGATTCATTAGTGAATCCATCTTTTTCCCATACAATATCATTTTGTCCTAGTTTGTCAACTAGTGCATTTTCAAAGGCTTTATCCTCATCTTCTGACACAATATTGAAGTCAGCATAATAGCCGTATGCTCTGATTTGTACTCGAAAAGTTTTCATGGGTTTTTAGGTTATATCATAAAAAAAGGGGGCTCGAAAGCCCCCTTTTAATTTTAATTTATTAAGTATTACGCACCTTCTACGCCGAAGATACCTCTAGGGTCTGATACGCCAAATACGTATCTTTCTCTAGCTTTGTATCTTACGTTT